GCTCTGTACCTGTGTCGATTACTAGGGTACCAGATTCCATCTGTAAAGCCAGGTTGATCTGGTTCTGGATATCCTTCCACATTTCAGAGAAGCGCACCATTAGCTCATCAGGTGTGCCCAGCTTGCTCTGCTTGGGTAGTTCATACCTGAATACTTCCTTATCCCTCTGGAACTTCTCGATCACACCAGTGGTGCCTTCATCTATGTCTATGTAGTAGATCGGGGCCGGGCTGGTCAGGGCTAGGTGTGTCTTTCCCGTCTTGTCCCATCCCTCTATTGATATAGTACTGCGGTTGGGTATTACCTTTATCTTACTGTCCCACCCTGCCGCTTCCAATTGCTCTAGGGTTACCATCCTTCCTCCTCATATTGAGTAGTGCATTCCAATTGGAGACCAGCTCCTGAGGTTCGAAGTGCACTACGTGTAGTTTTAACTGAACATCTGGCCCACCTCTGGGGAAGTAGAGGACTGGCATCCACACTGTCTGACATACTGTCATGTAACAGTAGGCCATGGTCTGACACATGTATCGCCAGTGGGTATCTCCCTTCCCCGGAGCATCAACGAAGGTGGGGTCACCGGGAGCGGCGTAGCGAGACTTAATCTCAACTACCGCCTCTATCCCGGTGGGGCCAGTCACTATGCCATCAAGGCTCCCTATCACGCCTTCAACTCTCTTTACTACCTGAAAGTCACAGTGCCAGCCCTTCAGGCTAGCCACCTCACTGATCATAGGGCGCAACACAGCCTCACTTATTCTACCCATCGCCATTAATCTTTCACCCAACGGTTCCGGGTCATCACCGTACTGGTGACGGCCCAGTAGCCCAGCCAGCCTGTTGATCAGGTCGGACACGTGATCACCCTCTTCCCTGAACTCCGGTGGGTCAAGGAGATCAGCGGTCCTACCTAAATCTAGATCCGTACTGCTAAGTAGTCGGGGCAACGAATTCCTCACCTTCTAATGTGATACCAGTAGAAGAGGACAGCTGGCTAGTGAACTCTTCAGTCATAATGAGGTTGAGTAGCTGAGCCTTATCAGGCTGGGTTATGTCAGGTATTCCGAATACCTTTGTCTGTAGGTCCTGCCTAGTTGCGGAGCCACTGGCTATCAGTTCTTCTACCAGTGCTATACCCCTTTTAACTAGCATCGCTCGATCACCAGCGGCGGCGGCTTTCTCAGCTGGGGTATCTGATGAACTACCCTGCCCGGGCATTTCATACAGCATGTTGGCCAGTACTAGGTTGGGCTTGGCCTCACTTGTATCCCACTCCGCTACTATACCAACCAGCTTGGACACATCGTCACCGAAGTAATCCTTGGGTACGCCTGCTTTAACGAGGGACTCAAGCAATGCGTAGAAACCTGAGCTCTTGGATAGCCGGGGATTGGCACCATTACCCATCACCTTCTTACCATCCTCAGCCAAGGTCCACCGTGCTACATCACCCACGCTGTACCAGCGAGGTTCGTGTACAAACCCAGTCTCAGGGTTGGTGAATACTATCGTGGCTACCATGCTCTCAGAGCTACCACCGAAGTTGCTCCTCACCTCTGTACCATCAGCACGGGTCCACTTGTGTGCCTCAAACAAGGCGCTAGTTATCTCCAAGCGCCCACGGGGAAACTCACCACCACTACTGGCTTCATCAATGTCTAGTCTTAGTACCATAAATGCTCCTTATATCTGTATTGGGATACGGTCCAGAGAGTTAGTCCTATGTACTCTGTCCCTGAACCAACGGGGTGCTAGGTTCCTGTTCTGTGGCCACCACCTCATCCATGTGTCATCAACAATTAGGACCTGACATTTATCGTCAGAGTTACGGGTGCCTCTGCCACACTCCTGAACTAGGGTCTGCATGGCGATCATGCTGGGGTAGCTTTTATCCTCCGCTTGTCTGGCTTTCATTACTGACCCACGGGTATCAGGGTAGGGAATCTTGCCAACCACGATGTACTCACACTCAGTAGACGGGAAGTCCCACCCTGTGGTTACAGCAGGAGAGACCAAGGTTGCCGGGGCACTGGCTCTCTTGAACTGATCTACCACACTACGTAGGTTCTGGTTACTGTGCTGGTACATCTGTGATTTAAACCGTGATCGTTCTGTTAAGTAACGGGCTCTCGCATAACTTACCGTGAACACTATGCCTTTCTTATGCTGACGCCCGGCTATGATCTCATCAATGCAGTTGACCCACTTCTCCATGTCTTTATCGCTGGTGCGGTGGTCAACAGTTACGTTCTTAACATGTACTATAGGGGTGTTGGATGCAGGAAACAGGGAGGGTGCATCAATCCATTGCCCATCTAGTACACCTAGGTAGTCCATCATAGGACGGGTAATCATGGCTGACATTAGTATGACTTTGGGTACGCCCTGAAAGAGGACGTTATTGTACCTCGATATTTTGAGTGGCGTCCATACCGCCATGTCGTCCTCTGTCATTTCAGGCATCCAGTTACTTGCGTTGTCCTTCAGCCCTACATCCAGCCTATCTAGCCTATCTTCCAGACTCTGGAGGTGCCTGTACTCAGCGATCAGCTTATGGTCTATGTCCATGTTGGAACTCTGGTTGGATACTGATCGAAGCACGGCCTGTAGCCTGCCTTTCACCAGCTCCAGTATGTCCGATACCTCGCTCTTCCACACCCTGGCACTCCAGTGTGGGTCCCAAGGGAACAGGTCCCTATCTTTAGCAGTGAAACGTACCGTAAGGAAGTTCTCCAAGACTGATGCAATCTGGTGCGCCTCGTCACATATCAGTAGCTGGGTATCCCTTGGCATACTGACCTTCATGCTGTCATGGCTGTAGATCTGGTACATCCACTTGTGATAGTTGGTGACTACCCTCTTGGCCCTCTGTGCCTCCTCCAGAGCCATGTAGTACGGACACTGGCGCTTACTTGGACAGTTGTACCCAGTGTGGCACGGTGCACGGTCCACCTGCATGGACTGGAACTCAAGGCATCGGTACTCGTTCTGTCCCTTGATGTCCTTCAGCTCTACGGCACCACGACCCAGCCCCACGGCTCCGAAGTCACGCATGAGCTGGTCCTGTAATCCCTTGGTGGCAGTCAGGTACACCGTCTTGCGTCCTGACATCTGGGCTATGAGCATACCAAGCAGGCTCTTACCATACCCGGTGGGTACAGATAGACCCAAGGCCTGAGGCCCCGTGTTTATCCACTCCATGACCTGATTGAACAGGTCCTCTTGGCCCGGGTACCACCTATCAAACTTCTTGATACCTAGCATCTCCGATGGTGTTGTCATGCCTCATCTCCTGTATTAAAGTCCAGTGTTATGGTAGCCCTGAGGTGATCGAACTGTTGCAGAACATGGAGCGCCTCAGTCTGTATCTCCCCATCTGGTAGCTCATAGATCAGCTTGGCCAGAGAATTGTAGAACCTCGTTGCATCGTGGTATCTGCCATGCTTGAGGTGGTCCAGCAACACAGCCTCCGCTTCCTTGGTTGTCTCCAGCCATGCCACTGCCTTCTGTTCCTTAGCCATGATCTCTGTCACTACCGTGAGAGCGTCAAGCTCCACGCTTCCGGGCACCGCCTCACCCAGTCGGATGAGGTGTTCTTGCACAGCGTGGCGCATTAGATCGCTCTGTGTCCTGTATGCAGGGAACTGGCCTGACTGGATAGCTTGTTGTACCTCGCTAGCCAGTTCAGGCAGTACCTTACAGGTGAGTGTGGAACTGTGGCCGTACTTGTTGGCCGCTGGTGGGATATTCCGAAAGTCCAATTACATCTCCTTTGTATCTGTTTGTATTAGTAAACCGTATACCTAGTCCACACCCGGTATACAACAACGATAAACAATAAACAATATAGGCCTAAGGCCTAACGCCTACGCATAAACAGATCTTTCCATACCGTAGTCCATGCCTTGGCTGTGTAGTCTGGCTCCCGTCCCTCGTAGATCACGTGACATACCTCATTACAGAACCTGATTCTCTTTGGACGTTGGCCCTTCACGTAATCAGAGATGATACGGTAGTTGGTACCCAGTTCGGCTGAGCAGTTGTCACATACAGCCATTACCTTATAACCTCCCATTCTCCTTTAGATTTCTGCTTACACCCCGGGCATTTAACTGGCTTGTCTGTTCTGGGTATCCATACGTGGAAGCACCTTGGACACCTGAGTTTAACCATTAACTGTAGCAATTCTCTCTCCTTCTATTAGATTGCGCCCTCAGGTACTAGTACGTCCCATGCCCGTTGCTTTAGCGCTGATCCCTCACCCAACCAAGCACTCTTGATACGCTTGGCCTGAGCTTCAGTCTCATTCTTCAGAGTCTGGTACCCCTTCTCCCAATCAGTGAACTGGGTTACCGCATTCATCATGTCCCACCTGTTATCACCATAGATAGCTATGCTATCCTCATCACCCCTGAACAAATCCGTGACGCGGTCCATCTGGTTACGGTATACCGGACCGATCTCCCCCCCTTCTGCAATAACCTGATCCTGATTGAATATCTTGAGGAGCATTGGCTCGATCTCCTCTTCAGTTACCTTGGTGTTAGCCATCGCATCGATGCCTCGTAACATCATCTGGAAGTAGGCATCTTCCAACCCCAGTATCTCCCGTGCCTCCACCGCTCTGTCCATCAGGTTGCCCTTGTGTATGTGCCTGAACATGCGGTTAGTATCGGTGTTGAGAGCTATCTGTAGTGTGTTGTGGCATACCACACGCACGGTGGTTGGCTTCATCATCAACGCTGTGCTCCCATCGAATGAGTCAGTGAGCAGTATGTACTTGTCTAGGATTTCACTGCCTATCTTCAAGGAGTCCGGAAGCTTGGCCAGTATCCACAGTCGTGCGCCCCCATCCAACGTGCCAACGGTCTCGTAAACAGCCTGTCCCTGAGCTATTACGGCATCGAAGAGCTTGAAGGATTGAGATGGTTGGTTAGGCCTGTACTGATCGCTATGCACTGCATTACCCAGCACCTCCCATGTATCCATGCGCACTGGTGCCTTGCGATTAGCTATCGCCACCATGCCTGACGGCGTAGCGTGGAAGACCTCGTGCATCTCGACTGCGAAGTCACATCCACCTAGGATCATGGCTTCACGTGAAGTCTGAGGCGCATCCACATGCACCCCGATGCGGTGCCAAGGTACCGATCCCGTGTACATCATCTTGTCTGGTTTCTTACCCATGTTCTATACCCTCCAAATAAAATGTGGTCCTGCTATAGATTACCATCATGGTAGCAGGACCACAAGAGAAGCACCTGGCTTTTTAGTTAGTCTTGAACTGGTTCGTAGGCCTCCGGATGTATGGGTATAGGCTCCAGTCCCATGCCTATGCGCTGATCGTTAGCCTTAACAACACACTCCTTACAGAATGCCAGTTTCCTGTTGATACTTGGCACCTTGTGTGGGTTGGATGCGAAGAGCTTGCCACACTCTCCGCAATTCATCCATAACAACATGTAGCTCATCGACCACCACCTATGCCGCCATCCCAGCTCACTTTCAACCAGTTGTCGAAAGATGAACCAAGCTGTCTCTCATATTTATCCTGATCCTCAAGCCTTCTGCTTAACTTCCAGAACAGGTCCA